CAAGGGGGGAAAATGAAAAAATATGCCATCCGGGGAAGAAAACTATTGACAAACGGCCGGGAACACGGTATTATAATATTCGTTCTTGCGCGGTTAGCTCAGCTGGTAGAGCACATGCTTGACGTGCATGGGGTCACAGGTTCAAGTCCTGTACCGCGCACCAAAAAGTCCAGGAATCTCAAGGGTTCCCGGACTTTTTATTTTTGCCAAGATTAACTTTGTTAGTAATGTGTTAGTAGTAGCGATTTAGGTTAGTTTTTTTAGGACGCTGTTATAAGCTTTCTCATTGACGATTTTTAGGGTGTCCATAAGCTCGTCCATGACTTCCCACGCCCTATCCTGCGCCACATTCCCGACCGCTTCCAAAAATTCACTGCCGGAGGGTTTTATTGTCTTGTCCGGCGCAGGCTCTGCGGAATACAGCATTGGGGGCGCTTTCGCCTGTGGTTGCTCCCCGCCTTGCTCGTTACGGATAATGTAGAGAGCCGCCAGTTTCTCATAATTGGGCCAGCTTGATTCTTCTGTTTCCAGCCGTGCGATCCATAGTTTCAGCTCGGTTTCATCGATCATGGGGAATCCCCCTTTAATTCTCCATAAGGCTGACAGCGCGGCGCAGGGCATCCCTGACGCGTTCGTCATCAGTTTCCCGCATCATGTCGTTTAGCTGGGTGCGCATATGCTCCGCGCCATCCGCGCGGCTGTAATGGCCGCGCACATAATGCGTGCCGCGTCTCGCATTGGACATATCACGGTCATAATCGCCGCGGGAATAGCGGCGAGAATAGTCCCCGTCGCGGGAATATCCGTCATCCTCCATCATTTCGATCTTGTCGATGTTTTTGATGGTGGAGACCAGCTTGTGGGCGATTTCCAGATCACCCGCGCCCAGTTCGCCCTTGCGCGCCAGTTCGTCCAGTTCCTTGCACAGCATATCGCGCAGGTCATACATTGCTTTCATATTCATGTTCATTCTCCTTTCACGCGATTCTTTCAACCGTCAGATTCGAGTTCGCGAAGTTGACGGCCTGAGTGCTGGTGTTTTCCATTGCGACCGTCAGGCAGCAGCCTTTCGGAACGCAGACCTGTGCGGAAACATAAATGTTAAAGTAGTTTTCTACCGCCGCAGGCGTGACGGTAGCTGTTGCGCTGGTCAACGGCTCTCCGTTGATGGCAAGTGCCGCTGTGATGGCCTCGACCGTGCCTCCGGTAGGAATAGCGATGTTGCCGCCAAAAGAGACCCTAAACAGGGCGCGGTTTTGGCTGGTGAGGCCGCGCAGCGTGACAATGCCGGCGCCCTGGCGATGCACGATACACGGCTTGCTATTGACCGCCGTTTCGATCAGGGGAACGTTCTGCCCAGTAGCAACGGTCTGAATTGCCGCAGAAGTAAATTCTGCCATTAAAATCATTCCTTTCTCAGTTAAAATAAGCGGCGGAGCTATTGCCCCGCCGCGTTGGTGTCAGTATCGGCACGGGGCCGAACATTTTGTTGGCGTCAACAAAATCGTCAACAAAAAGCTGTGCTATGCAGTTGTCAGCAGCCGCAACCGGAACCACAGCCGCCGTAGCCGCTGCCCGCCCACGGGTTACAGGTAATGTAGGCGGGGGAAGGACACGGACGAAGCTGCGAAATCAGATAGTTGTTCTGCGCGGCCTGAGATGCCGCCAGCTTCAGATTCTGATTCTCGGTCTGGAGGTCGGACAGCTTGCTTTGCGTCAGGAAGTCGAGGATGGCGCGGCTGTTCTGGTTGTTCGCGTCAATGATGTCGCGCGTAGCCGTGTTGACCGTGTTGCGGGTGTCGCACGCCTGCGTCGCCATGTCATAGCGCACCTGCGCGATAGCCGCGCGATTCTCGCAGCAGCAATTTGCGGCCTGCATCTGCATGGCGTTGAGCTGCTGCATAAGCGCCGCCTGCTGGTTGCTGCGGGACAGCTCGGCCTGTGCAAATCCGTTTGCCATCGCCATGTTGGTGCCGTTGACAAGCTGCGCCTGCTGGTAAAATCCGTCGCAAAGGCCCTGATTTACACTGTCGATCTTGCGCTCGACATTGGCAAAATCAGAGGTCAGCACGTAGCCGTCGACCACGCCGCCGGAATTGCCTGCGTTGTTCCCCCAGCCGTTGCCGCCCCAGCCGCAGAACACAAACAGGAAAAGAATGATGATCCACCACGCGCCATCGCCGCCGAAGCCGCCAAAGCCGCTGTTCATCATGCCGGTAGGCGCAACAGGCATAGTGGCCTGAACGCCGCCGTCAGAAAGAGACATAGTATCACTCCTTTGAAAAATTTTTATTCATCAAATCGTGGCCACGATGTTGATTTATGTTGATGCTTACTGCATCAGACTTTGAAACTGCTTCGCCATCTGCTGTAGCTGGTTGAGCTGCTGCTGGTTGAGCCTACCGCTCTGCAAGAGCTTTTCGACCTCTGCTTTAGGGTCGCCCTTGAAGTTCGCCTTGAACTGCTGGAACTGCTGCATCATGCGCTGGAACTGGCCTACCGGTCCGGGCATCTGCCCGCCGCCCAGCGCGGCCATAAACGGGTTATTCATCGTCCTCGTCCTCCTCAACCTTGCGCTTCTTTTTACCCTTTATTTCGCCCACAAGCGCTGCCAGACGGTCGAACTCCTCGCGGGTGACAAATTCCACGCCCTTTTCCTGCGGTGCTGTACGGGGCGTTTCTGCGCGCTCTACAAGGTCGTAAATCTTGAGAGTCGGTTTTCCGCTCGCGTCTGCTTGCTTGAGGTAAACGGTGGGGGCGGTGGAATCCCACAGTGCTACGGCAGAGTTTGGCGCGATGAGATAACCTCTTGCCTCCTGCTCGCCGCTTACCCACTGTACGCCGCCTTGTGCGATGGGGTTCTGTTGCACTGGCTGCGACATAGGCTGCTGCATGGGCTGCATCTGTGGCTGCTGCATCTGCCGCATCTGCATGAGGTTGTCCGGCATCGGCTGCGGATAATAGGGGTTGAAATAGGGATATGCCATGTTCATTCCTCCGTTTCTTTGTTCCAGAAATAAAGCGGGATTTCGTTCTCGCTGTTCCAGCTGTCATAGATAATCCCGTCCTGAACGCACACTACATGCCCAGAGAGGGCAAGAATATAAGTCCCGCGCGGGTGCTCATCGGCAAACCTGCCGACCGTGTAACAGTCCGGGCAAGTGTCCGGTATGATGTATCTCCGGTAGCCTAAGGACCGCAGATACGCACCCCAACAGGCGTTTGCATTGGGCAAGTCGCCGTCCAAGTAGCCCCGCATGCACAGCCGGAGATAAACCTCTCCCCAATCCTTTCCCGTGGCCTTACAGATCGCACGGACAGTGCAATCGGACACGTTTTTCCCGCATGGATTTGGATTAAAATATTTATACATGATTGCAATCCCTATATAGGCTTTCAGCAATTTCCACATACGCTAAAAGCCCCTGGGGATCGTCTGCGTACAGAATGCAAATATCCTGCGCCATTTGCGCGGTAAACCCGCATTTGATTAAGCGCTCGTACATATTCCCGCCTCCTTGCCTCTATAATAAAAGAAATCCGGGCAGATAAACTGCCCGGATTCTGCCTTGATTCTGCAATAATTAAGATTCTTTTTTCCCTCTTTAATTAGTTTCTCGTAGTTACAGTGTACACCATTTGTGTGCAAAAAAGAAAAATAGCCGCACCCAAAAAGGGTACGGCTACTTTTATTAGGAATTGAATGCATCCGCCAGTTTTTGGTATGCGCGGCGGCGCAATTTGTAAAATCCATCTACGCTGATATGTAGTTTTGCCGCCGTCTGTACGCAGGTGCGGCCAAAAATGTCCACGTCAATTACACAGGTTTCCTCGTCTTCCGGTAGTCCTACCGCACGGATTGTTTCTGTGGCGCGGCATGGTGCCATAGTGGATAGTTTTTTGCGGATCCTTTTGTGCTGATCTATCATTTCCCACGGTGTGCCGTGGAGGTGCGGATGTTTAGCACGGACGTGAGGCCGGCGTAGCGGTGTCCTCTGCGCCCTCCAGTGGATTATTTTACCCCTCTCGGATGTAGCCCTCGAAGCCAGCGTCTTTCAAGCGCTGGAGCATCTTCTCGGCGTTCTCGCGGACGGCGAAGGCGCCGACCTGGACGCGGTAGAGCTTATCGGTGGCAGGCTGCTCGGGGGCGGGCTCTACCGGCTCGGCGGGGGCGGGCTGCTCCGGCGCATCGCCAGTCAGGATAGCGTTTACATGATTCTGTACGGTGTCGTAGTCGTACCCCGCTGCCTCCAGGCGCTGGCGGCGGTCGGAGCCATTGCCCCACTCGCCGCGGATCACCTCCCGGGCAACCTCGTCTACGGACTTAGCGGGCTGGGCAGATAGACGGCTGTTGACCTCGGCTGCAATGCGGCCCATGCGCTCGTGCAGATAGGGCCCGGGGCAGGCCGTGGCCACAAACATACGGTGCTCGGTCAGGTTGCCGTCTGCATCCCCGGTGTAATTGAGGGCCTTAATGCCGTTGCGCTGGCAGATGTCCACGCACAGGTCAATCAGCTTGCTATAAGCTGCATTGGACACGGGCCAGTCGCCGCCGGTGGCGCAGTTGGCAACCTCGATGTTGACGGCTCGGTTGTCGTTGCTGGGAGACGCAGAGGCCCATGCGCGGTCGCCCTCGTCCACATAGAGGCCCACCCTGCCATCGGAGCCGATACCATAGTTGGAGCTGGCCTCGTAGCTGGAGTTGGCAAAGAGATTGCCGCAGGTCTCCACAGACAGATCACCGGCCATGTGGTGGATGGTGATCTTGTCAATGGCGTGGTCCCGGGGATGGTCGCAGTTGGGGGAGAGCTTAGTGTAGGATACCAGGCTGGAATTACTCATTGACATCGCCCCCTCTATTGTAAGTGGCGCTGGAGATGCACAGTACCGCGCCCAGGAAGGTGTCCACGGCGGTGATGGTGGTCACGACCTCTTCAGAGTACGGCCACGCCCACACGGCAGACAGGGCGGCATACAGCGTCGCTACAGCGGGCAGGACGATGATGACCACCCACTTCAGGATGTCGTACAGCTTGTTTGAGATTTTCATGGTTTGCTCCTTTCTGTGCCCGATTCGGACACCACAAAAATTAATGATTGTTTTCTAAATCCGCGATGCGGTGGTTGGCAACCTTGATCTGCTCCTCCAGCACCGGGACGCGCCGCGCAAAATTGTTATGCTCCCGGACTTCCCGGGTCAGCTCTTCCAGCTTTGTCTCGGTTACGCCCTGCTGCATGTCCAGTTTGGCCTGCACATCCCGGGTGGTCTTGCTACTTGTGATAATTACCCCCAGCAGCGACAGGCCGCCGGTGATGATAGCCACGACGATTGTTTCCATTCAGTAATTTCCTTTCTCCTCTGGGGCTTGGTTGTTTTGGCTTTTGTGATAATCACTACTTCCAGCGGCCCTTTGCGTACAGAGACAAGTACACCCCCTGCACCGTTTGCGCTGTCGCTCTGAGCAAATACAATCTTGGCGTAGTGGTTTTATCTCCACCGTCAATTTCTATGCCGCAAATCCCGTATTTTGTCGTTTGTGCCGACGGGAAAAATACGGGCTGACTTACGAAAAGTCCGCTTGGGTATGCAATTCCGCCAATGTTGCTACCCTCAAACAGTGAGCCCCACGCAGATGTAATAGCGATGTCTCCACAGTTCTTATTCCCCCAGCACTCCGACACGCCGCTGGCCCATTTCCGGTAAGTCCAGATACCGCTGGTGCCTTGTTCTAACACATAGTCCCCATAGCCCAGATCGGCCCGTAGCTCCGCCGGTGTCCGGTAATACACCCAGCCAGAATTATCCAGCACCGCCACCTTTGGCGGTGTTTTGCCCAGGTCTGTGGCCTCCGTGGTTTGCAGCCATGTGCCGGTCAGATATTTGCCTTTTAGGTTTCCACCCAGCGTTGTAGCACCGCCGACTTGCAGGCCCTTTTCAAAATGCGCATCCCAGGCCACATCCAGCCGCCTCTCTCCGCTCTCGCTGGCGTACCGTCCAATACCCACGGCTTTACCATTTTCGCCCAGGTGGAAGGTCATTTCAGAAGTGGGGATTCGCGTTTCCACCGAACCGCTCTCACCCAGCTTGTCCACCGCCTGAATCTCGATGGTATATACCACCGATACCGATAGGGTGACACCGGGCACAACGCCTGCGTAATCATTGCCAGCAGATTCGGCCAAAAGCGTGATCCAGCTTGACCAACTGCCACCCTCTGCCGCATAGCGCAGACGCAATGTGCATTTATTATTGTTGGCCAGAGGGGAAAAGGACTTGGAGCACTCCACATAAAGCGCCGTGCCATCTTCGCTTATTGTTCCATCAGAGGTAGACCGTGCGCATACAAATCTTCCCGTGCTGCCGTTACGCACCACAGAGGGCGTATTGTACGCCAGCACCGTGACGGTTTTAGATGCTGTAGTGGAAAAGCCTCTGCTGTCCGTTGCCGTGCCGGTGATGGTCAGCACGCCCGGCGTTTGCAGTGCGTCACTGGTGACTGTTTTCCCGGAATAGGCTTTACCCTCTACGGAGGCGGAATATTGCTTTATGGTCGCGCCGAACTTGCCGCTGGCCGTGTGCGTGATTTTGGCCTGTGTTCTGCCCTGGATATACAGGGCGTTGAACGGCGCAGACAGGGCGCTGACAGGGGCCACAGCAATAGCTTCGCTGGGTCGGGTGGCCGCATTATTGGTGACGCTAAATGTCCTTTCTGCGGTGTCGTAGTAATAGGTGCTTCCTATTTTGGTACGCAGCAGGAACACAACTTTTCGCGTTAAGGTCGTGTTGTTGCGCAGCACGGCCCGCTCCGCATCGGTAAGCTGGAAGGTGTAGCTGCCGCCGCTGGTGCTGACGGCTCGGTAAGCAATATCCGATGCCGAACCGGTCAGGGAAATGCACACATCCAGCGCAGAAACCGCCGAGCCTGCCGGATTGGCATAGGCAATGGCCGGGTTGTCCACATCTGTAAAGTTGGGTGCGGATGTGATGGTAGCCGCCCGGGGTATGGTAGGCAGCGCAAAGCTTTCCGCCGAAGCGGTATAATCTCCGTTCCCGTAAAGCCAGCCGGAAAAGGCGGAAACGGTGAAGGTCTTGCTTCCGTCATTGTTGTGGGAAATATCCAGCGTGCCGGAGGCAAAGGTGCGATCCTTGTAATCCGTGATGTCGGAATATGTGCCACCGGAATACACAGTTTGACCGTTAATGACCACCGCGCCCATTTTTATGGCATTTGTGTAATACTGCTCCCCAGGGCTCAGGCCGCAGGACCAGGAAATGGTAGTCTTGTTCCCGGCTATGTCTTGACTGCCGCTAATCTCCCACTTGACCCAAAAATAGGAGCCATATTTTGTGTTTGTTTTTACGGTTCCGCTTGTTGCCATTGTCAGCCTCCTATCCATTTGAATCCAAGGCCCTTATTTCGCCGCAGTTCGTAGCCGCCAAGATTCAGGTTTTGGACGATGATACCGCTGTCGATGAAGAAATCTTTGCCCGCAAAGTGGCTGATCTCCTTCCCGGTTTCATCGAAAAAGGAAATGCGCCCGGCTGTGAATTGGGCAAAGGCGTTATAATTGCCCGCCGTATCGGTCTGCCCGATTTTCACGCCGTAGATGGGATTCCCGGATTCATCCTCTGCCACCTTGCCGGTACGGATATAGCCCGCCGTCTCTGTGACCTTTTTTTGCACATCCGTGACTTTGCCATCTACGCCAAGGACTTGCTGCTCCACGGCCTTGATCTCGGTATACCGCTGCTCTATGGCCGTACTGTTGGCGGTTAGGTCGTTCTCAGCTTTTTGCCTAAACTCGTTGAAATTGGACTTTTCGGTGTAGGTCTCGGAAACCGTGGCCTTGAAGCTGTCCACATCCTGGGTCAGCTTTGTCACTGCCGTGCGAGTCTCGCTGACTATCGGTTCCGCGCTCTCGGTCATGGCCTTACTGATGCAGTATGCGCCGGTGTAGGCCGTTTGGCCGTTGGAATAGGTGATCTTCGTGCGCCCCCAGAGATACTTGCCATCCGTGATGGTCGGGGCCGTAGACTGCCATGCGCCGCCGGAAAGCTCTGTCTCAGAGGTAGATAGATAATATTCCACCGTGGTTGCGGTGACGCTTACACCCTGCGGGCCTTGGGGGCCGGTTGCCCCGGGGCTGCCGTCCTTCCCGTTCGTTCCATCCTTGCCAGGATCACCCTTTGCACCGGGGTCTCCCTTTTCGCCGGGAACGCCCTGGATTCCCTGTTCACCCTTTTCACCCAGAATCCGTATAGGAGCGCCCCACGCACCAGCCGTAGCCGATGCTGCTACCTTTTGTGACATCCAAACAACGGCGGCGGTCAAGTCCGTGTGCCAGCCGTTCAGTGTACCGTTTCCCGTGGGCTTGGCCGGGGTAGTCGTGCCGTCATGGTAAGTAATCCATACAGACAGACCGTTGGTGCCATTGGTGCCGTCCTTGCCGTCTGCCCCGGCAGGTCCGGGAGGCCCGGGGGTAAGCTCGATGTCCTCAATTTTCTTGTTTAAGTCAGTGCGGACTTGCCAGGTGCTTTCCTCGGCTTTCCGCACTGCATCGATCTGTGAGCCGGTGAATGTGCGCCGGGTCGAACCCAGCGTGATCTGTGTGTTGCCGGGGTCAAGAATATCCGGGGCCAGCTCCATCAACGGATATGACGCGCTGTAGCCGTGGGGCGTACTGACCAGGGCGGTCATTCTGCCAACCCGGAAATGCTGGATGCCCTCTTGCCAGCCCAAATCCACCGCCTTGCAGGTGATGGTCTCCGGCATGGACAGACCATTGTCGGCCAGCGCCGCCTTCGCTTTCGCCCGAAGGTTGGTGTCAACGGTCACATCGCCCCATTTGATGTGCCGGGTAATGCGCCCATATGTGGCCACGCCGGACTTGCTATAGATGGTTTTCCCGGACTTCACCAAGTCATCCGTCAAGTCACCGTCCGGCAGATTCCCGATGGTCAGTCCATCCTTGCCCTCCGGAAGAATAGCGGTGTAAATGTCCGCACCGTCCGTCTCGCTGGACAGGTCAAGAAGATTTTCGGCGAATTTCACCGTCTGCGTGTTTGTCAGCGGCAGCGCGGCGTAATAGTCCAAATAATTGCCGTCATCCTCGTAACGGATCAGCAGATTCCCGCCCAGAGAAGATTTGAACAGCTTATCGGAAATAGTGGTCATCGCCGTGGCGTACTCCTCAGAGCTGCGGGCAATGTAATTGTTCGGGTCGGACACGGTGACCACGCCGGGCTTGATCTGCTGCTCTGCAGTCACCTGCGCATTGTGCTGTGACAGAATCCAGCGGAAGAAAAACTCCACCACATTCCCGCTTGCGGCGGCGGCCTTATAGGCAGCGTCATCCTTGAAATCCCCCGGAAAGTTGAACGGTGGTATGATGCTGTCATTCAGCACCGCCATAATGCCCTCTGTTTCGATTTTGTGCGCCCCGTAGAAGTCTTTTATATCGCTGGTTATTCTTCCCCTATATATAGGAGAAGTGCCGTCCAGCAGCTCCACAAGGCCACTCATGCGGCGGAGATTGCTTAAATAGGGATGTTCTGCGTCCACCGTAAAGGACATTTCCCCGGCCTTGCTGACCGCCAGCTTCACAGAGGGGTCACGGACGATTAGTTTTTCATCCGCAAGGCGCGGGTCATACAGGATATAGTTTTTGTATTTGAGTTGATACATTACAGGCTCGCCTCCTGGTATGTCACAGTGATGCTACCTGTGCCGCTTGCGACTTTTGCTTTCAGGGTATTGCTTCCAGCCGCAAGCCGGATGTCCGGCAAAATATGATCTCCCGCGCTGATGTTGATTGTGCTGCTGCCCCAAAGCAAGGTGGTGTCCTGGGCCACCGTGATAGTAGGGATGACAGGCCGGCGCTCGTTGGGTAAGGATAGCTGTTTGTAGGTTGTGCTAAGGTCAGAGCGGGAAACCGTGGTTTTTGCGTTCTTGTATTTCCACGGGTCGCAGTCAACCGTGACCGGGATAGTCTGCATCATTTTGACAAGCCCCACCTGCCCAACGGAGCACCGCCCACTGTAAAAATGGGCGGTGTCCTCAGGAAATGTTATTTTAACGAACTTGCCGTGGACTTTGTTGCAGAAATCGGAAATCGTAGCAGGCCATGTCTTGCCGCTCACCGTATCCACGCCGGTGAGATTCAGTATAATAGTGCGGTTCTTATAGGTGACTTCTCCGGTCAGCACTTCGGACGCATCCAGCAGGCCGTCCCGGCCCGGAACATCGATCATATTCGTGCGGACTTCCGGCAGAGAAATGGACTTGCTTGCAAGCAGCAGACCGTATTCTGTGTAAGTGTCCTTTCCGTCAAAGCATACTTTCCCTATCATATGGCCCTTGCCCTCCTCGCGTTGATTTTGGCCAGTTCTTCATCCATGCCTGGGGCAAGCAAACCGACAACCTGTCCACTGTCCATGATGACTTTCATATTTGCCAACATAGGCAAGTACTGTTCAAGCAGCATTATAATTCTGCTGGATCCTCCGCTTGCTACGCCGTAAGCTCCACTTGCATAGTTTCCGCTGATATTTGCTCCTGCCGTAATGGATCCAGCAGAAAAACTCATGTCACCCTCTATGTCTTTTTTTACAGATGCAAATTCATCGCTAAACCCTTCCCCCAATCCTTCGGCCATGAATCCACCGATCCCGGCAAATACCTTAGACGGAGAGTGTATGCCCAAAATGCGCTTTACGCCGCCAACAAGGCTGTTTACCTTGTCATTAAACCAGTTTTTGATGTTATCCCACATTCCGGCAATGCCGTCTTTCAAGCCCTGAACGATGTTTCTACCGATGCTGCCCCAGTCATAATTTCGGATCGTGTCAGCAATGGCCGCGATAATACGCGGGACGGCTGCAATCAGTTCCGGAATAGCTCCGATGATGCCGGTAATCAGCGATACAATGATCTGCGGCGCTGCAAGGATGATCTTGTCAAGGTTGTTCACGATGCCATTGATAAACGCGATAATCAGAGTAGGCACAGCCGCCACAAGCTCCGGGATGCACTTGATAATTCCGTCAATCAGCGCAAACAGCAGGTCAATTCCCATCTGAATAATGTTCGGCAGCTCTACAATGATTGCGGCAAGCAAGTTGCCAATAATCAGAGGTACTGCCGCGATAAGCTGCGGAATCGCGTCAATCAGTCCGTTTGCAAGCGTCATAATCAGCAGGATTGCCGTTTCAATGAGCTGCGTCAAAAAGTCCGGGCTTGTCAGCATTTGCACAATCGTCAGGGTCACTTGCACAATGCCGTCAATGAGCGTGGGCAGGTTTTCTATCAGGCCATTCGCGAGGAAGAAAAGAATGTCGATTGCCGCCTGTGTGATTGCTGACAAGTTGTCAATGATTCCTTGCCCTAATGCCCCAACAAGAGTTACGGCTGCCTGCAAAAGCATAGGTAAGTTGTCGGTGATGGTGGTAATCACCATCGGAATAATGGTAGTTGACGCCGAAGAAACAAGCTGTGAAATACCCCCCAAGATAACGCTAATACGCGGTATGATGTTCTTTCCAACAGCGACAACACTATCCACAAAATTCCCTGTCAGCGCCATAAAATCTGCGTTATCATCAGCTATGCCGGTAAGCAGGTTACTCCATGCACCTTTCATGGATGCAACAGATCCTTGAATTGTATCCGCCGCTTCCCTTGACGCATACCCTTGCATTCCGACCATTTCAATATAGTCTACAAGAGCGCTTTGGCAATCTGCAAGGTTTTCTATCTGGTATGCTGTGGCGCGCCCGTTTGCGTCGTTCCAGTCATTTACTTTATCAATGACTTCCTGAAATCCTTCCTTTGTTGGCGTGATGCCAATTTGCAGGTTGTCCAGCATGGTATAGTTGGACTTCATGATCCCATTGAAAGCATTTTGCACGGCTTCCTGGGAATTGCCAGTTGCCGCCACCACATCAGCCTCCGCATTGATTATTCTGTCGGCCAGTTCTGCCGCCGCCCGTTCATTGCCGCCAAGGGCTGTTTTTAGGCCTGTGGCAAATCCGTTTACCTGTTGCAAATAGTCATTCTGGCTCATTTGAACGGTGCTGTATGCGTTCTTTGCCTTGTCTGCAATATAGTCATAGGCTTCGCCAAACATAAGCTTTGCGCCGCCAACCAGTTGTTCATACTCAGCATAGTTGTTAAGCGCGTTTTTCGTAAGCACGGCAATGCCGGTAGCAGCCGCACCTACAGCTGCGGCGCCGACTTTAGCCGCAGCGGCAAGCCCATTTTTGAATTTTCCTGATAATGTCTCTACATTTTCGCTTGCCTCGTCTTGCACAGATATTTTCACAAACAGATCAAGAAGATTCATGCGTTCACCTCGCTCTCTTTGTAAATTCTGAAAATTATTCGTGACATTTCATTGGTAGTATGGTATGCTATCGGCAAGGAGGGATTATTTATGATAAGTTTTAACAAAGATTCTGCGTGGGACTTAAAGCCGATTCCCGTTTCCGATGTTCGTGGTGAAGTGGATGGCTTGTTGATTGACGGGGAAGAAATCGCTGCCGCATTTAAGACCGTCCGCGACCAGCTGATTTTTACTAACAAGCGGGTCATATCGGTTGATGTACAGGGGATTACAGGAAAGCGCAAGTCCTTCAGCTCTATGCCCTATTCGAAAGTGCAGTTTTTCTCCGTGCAAACCCCAGGCTTTGCCGAAATCATCCCGGATAGCGAACTTGTTCTGACATTCTCCAATGGTTATGTCGCAAAGTTCGAGTTTAAGGGAGGCACAGACATCGGGAAAATTGGAAGAATGATATCTGACTATGTCCTCAAGTAACGCATATTCGCCCGCCGCCCCTTCACGGGGCGGCTTTTTTAACTTGTAACCCGCAACGATTGACAATATCGCTGGTGATTTCTTCACAGGAGCGATTGTCTTTTTTGCTCACATCTATAATTTCAATATATCGCTTATCGATTGAAACGCCTGCGCATCGCTCGCATATTGCTTTAAGCAGGTCAGCAGCATAAATTCGATATGCTTTTTCTTCTGCATCCTGCTTGTACCGCGCTACACAGTATGCCAGAAATGGCTTTACTCTTTGGCTTCCCCGATATTCTCCTGCACAGAGCCGGACGGCGTTTCTGCCGTCTCGGTCTGCGCAGATGTAAAAAGGTCCGTAAAGGCCTCGTCCGTCATAAGCTCAGTAACATCAACCAGCAACTTGGCAAGCGTCAGCCCAGCGGCATATTTTTTTGCAGGCACGCCTTCCACAGCCGCCAAAATTGCGATCAGATCTTTCTTGTGTCCACGCAAAAGCAGCGGAGCAGATTTCTTAACCCTTGCCAATACAAAGTCCTTTGCATTTACGCCATCCGGGAGCTTCTGACGCTGAAACAACGCTGCGGCTTCTTTGTCCTCGGCTATGTTGGCAATAGGATCGATAATGTCTGCGATAACATCAAACACTCGCTCCCCCTTAATTTTTGACAGTTTCATGGTGTTACGCCTCCGCCGTACCGGCCTTGATGTAGATTTCAAAAGGCACAGTGTCCTGTGCGCTCATAGAGTAGTGAGCGGTGTACTCAAAAGCAAACTGCCCCTTCGCTTTGTCAGCTGTTTTCATTTGGAATCCACCCGTAGAAAGCGCATTCAGCAGATGGATGGCGATAAAGCCTCCATTTGTTTCCCCGTTCATATCGGAGTAGTCACCCACAATCCAAAGGTCATCAAAGTCGGAATCCTTGAGATCGTTTCTCGGTGTGATCTTGGTGGCGTCTGCCGTACCGATATCCGCCGCCCCGCAGAGGCTCTTAGCAATTGCAGTATCTGCATTTACAAATGTCCCGCTGGCTTTTGCCTCCCAGCTGTCCACCATTTTCAGCTCCTTGGTATTCTTGGGGCAGTTGTCGATGTCCTCTCCATAGTCCTTATAGGTGGGCGTTGCGGTAAAGCTAATGCCGCCGGTCGTCGCGCCAATCTGCCCCGATTCCCCGATGGTGCCGGTTGCGGGGGTAAAATCGGTAGTCAGAATACCGGCGTTAATCTGGAGCTTCTGAAATGCATCGGAGGGAATTTTAGTGAATTTCATATTTTCTTCCTTTCATCAGTTTTGCGACAGGAACTCAACCGTAATGTTGAGATACCGCCGCTTGATGTTTTTATCGCTTTCGTCCGCGATGTTCTGACACCACGGGGAGCCGCGCTTGATCCACATCGCCCCGCCGTCATACGGCACAAGCACGCCGCCCATGCCGATTGCGTCGCTGATTTCCTGTGCCTTTGCGTTGGGTACCGCTTCGCTCTCGGTGTAATACCAGAGGTTGACCGTCAGCGCGATCTCGCCGCTCTCCCACGACCCCGTGATAAGCTCATAGGTCAGCCACGGGAACACCGCGTCATCCGGCACGTTGGAGGTCGGATATGCCGGGAGGAATTGAGAAAACCACGCATGGAGCGCCTTATCTTTTGTCATTTCGGCAGCTCCTTTCGCTCCGCGGTGAAAAATTTCAGCGCCAGGATCGTCGGGCCTGCCGACCGCGGCGCAGCCCGTTCTTCCGGGTTTGATGTCACGCGGTAGGTGTTGCCGGTGGACGTGTCGCGGAAATAGTCGTTGTACTCGATGGGAACGGTCTTGTTAACCAGCGCGGAATATACCGAGGTCACGCCCTCTTTTTCGGCTCTGCGCGCCTCCATCGAGGTGTCGAGCGCCTGATAGTTGAGAAATTCCGCGCCTTCGGCCCACGCAACGATGTAGCCGCCTGCGCCGTCCTGCGTTCGCGTCTTTTCCATCAGCACGCATTTGCTTGCAAAATCGTCGAGTAAACTCACGGTTCCACCCCCTTGAGCTTGCGCCAGTCGTTTAACCGGCCTCTAAAAGAGTCCTGCCAGCCGTTTAACGTGCCGCTGTCGTTTCCTGCGCTGCGTTTGGTGTAAGAGTAGCCCCCGAAGCTCTCGCTTTGATACGGGCTTGCAACGGCCTCCCCGTTCTTTTCCTGCCAAGCCTCGATCTCAACCGAAAGATCGATTACGGCTTTCGGCACGGCAAGCGCCCACACAGAGCCGGTAAACGTCTCGTCCGTTAAATCGACCGCCGGATATTGATGCAGGCCGTCGTTAAACACAGAGCCGACGATGCGGAAATATTGATTGGTCAGGAGAAAGGGCAGCGTAATGCTGCCATTCTCCACGGTGAACGTGCCCTCGTGAATCTCCACAAGGAACCAGTTGTTCAAGTGCCGTAAGACCTGTTCAAGCATTGCGCCGCCCTCCTTGTTAAGCCACAGAAGCGATGATCTTCGCGATCTGGTTGCCGTCCGTGACCTTGGCACCATAGACGTGCAGACCCTTCACGCCGTCGGCAAAGCGGGATTCCATGCGGTAGCCCTCGGTCTTGATGATCTGCTCCGCGTAGGTGGTTGCAGTTTCGACCTGTGCCGTGATTTCAAAATACGGGGTCTTGCCGGTGTCCGTACCGGTGCCGGTCTTGACGTTGTTGCTCATAAACACGGTAAAGCCAGCCACGCGGCCAACCTGACCGTTGAGCAGCGCATCCTGACCGGAAGTCGCGGTGCTCTTGGCAAAACGGTCGTCCAGAAGCAGCAGCGCATAAACCTCGGGCGGCACGACGAGGGTGCGGCCGGTGTTAGGAACATTCGCCTTGTCCAGCTTTGTGCGCAGCTTCACGATGTTTTCGTACACGTTGTCCTTGGTCAGCGCAACAGGAGCGGAAGCAGCGCCCACGGTGTTGCCCGCAGCGGCTCCGGCGGCAATAGTCTTGAGCAGGAACGCATCAGACGTGTCAGCCAGCGCGTACGCGGCGCGCCCCATTGCGGTGTCGATCAGGTCACCAGCCGCCTGCACCTTGTCCACATCGTCAACCTGGAAGTTGAAATACTTGCACTGGTCGATAACGAGGGTCTGGTCGGTGGTGGTCAGCGCATCGGGCGCGGCAATGTCGGTGTTCTTGGTATAATCCTTGACCGTGATCGCGCCGATGCTGTTGATATGGACGGTATCGCCCTGATTGGCGATAACGCCCTCATAGTTGCGGTTAACAAGGTTCGTCGCAACGTGGGACTTCTCGAGGGCGTAGAGCAGACGTGCGCTCCAAAGCTCGGGGATAAAAGTGGTAACAGCCATGTGTTAAACTCCTTTCTGATTCAGGGACGCTTTGATGCTGTCCCAATTTGCATTGATTTCCGCAGCACTCATATTCTTGATATCTGCGGTCGTATAATTCTTTGCAGGGGGATTCGCCGGGGGATTGGCGGGATTCGCGCCCCTTGTCTGCGTGGTGGAGACCAGCCCCTTATAGGTGCCGTCTACGAGTGCATCAAGGCTCTTGGTGTCCTTGATCTTCTCGCCGTCCAGCTCCAATGCGGCCATTTCCTCGCCGCATCCACGCATGGCAAGGTCCAAATTCGCGCCGGTGATGTTTTTGCTCTCAAAGTAAGCGCGCACGGCTTTTTCCTTTGCCGCCTTGCTCTCCTTTGCCGTGACATTGGCCTTGAAGTCCTCAAAAGCCTTGTGCTCTTTCTCGTACTTCTCCTGATAGCCGTTGTCACCTGCCGCCTTGAGATCGTCCAACTGCTTCTGGACGCTGGGCAGCTTCTCCGCGTCCGCCTTATACTTGCTGACATCAGCTTTCAAGCCGTCCACAGTGTCGGTATGCGCCTCGATAATGGTATCAACCTGCTCATCGGTAAGCCCCATACCCTTCAAAAGTTTTCGTGTAAGTGCCATTGTTCTATCTTCCTTTCCCTTGTCCGCAGTCCGTCGCGGCGATAGATTGTATAAAACCGCTGTACCTCGCGGGTTTTACCCAAAACAAAAGAGCCAACCACCGAGAAAAACTCTGTAGCTGGCTCCTATTGCCCTTTCCCGCGCCCTATTGCGCGGAAGTGCTGTATTTTATTGTCTTTTTGACCTCTAAGACAATGTACCCGTCGCCTTTTCGGCGTATTTCCGCATCGTTGCCGCGCTTGATGATGGCTTCAATGGCCTTGATGGTCTCACTATCCATTTTTCAGCTCGCTTTCCAAAATGTCCCGATACTGTCCGGCATGGTCGGCGGCAGCGGGCTTTAGAAACGGCTGCGGTTTATTGCCGTGGGTCATGTGCCAGTTGCCTACGGGTTGAATAAATCATCTATGCTGATAAACTCATGCAATTTATATCGAGAATGTATCTTTATAGGGTCGAGTTGGAATATCTCACACCACTCCGTAAGGGTCTTTGTAGCGTTCCCAATTTTGATATTGACGTTTGTACTCCGGTTATTGCACTGTTCTTTAACCGTGGACCACCGGCAATTATCAGGGCAATAGTCCCCATCGTTGTCAATGCGGTCAATGGTCAAATCATCCTGATATCCGTGGGACATGGCCCAATCATGGAACGCAATAAAATCAGAACGCCATTCCTCGCATACCTTTATGCCACGTCCGCCGTATCTGTCGTATCGTGCATCATGTTCATTATAACACCTTGCTTTCATGTTTTGCCAGATGTTGTAAATCCTTGTTCCCCCAACCTTAAATCCGGTCTCTGCAAACTTCCTGCGCCCATCGCCCAAGATAAGGTTTTTCTTATCCTGTTCCTTTTTCAAGCAACCACAAGAGCGAATTGCGCCGCATTGCAGGCTATCAGAACGAACAATTTTCACATTTCCACAGTCACACTGACAGGCCCAATAGGTTTTTCGCGTTTCCGTTGGATGCAGACCGACTACAACCAATCTGCCAAATCTCTGCCCAGTTAAATCCTTGATGTTTTTGTTGTTTTTCATTGTTCCCACCTCGAATATATTGTACCATATTCGGGCAGAAAAGTCAACGTTTTAACTCAGATTCTATGATTTGTTTGTACTGGCTCAAATGGTCCGCTGCGGCTGGCTTTAGGTATGGTTGGGCACGTTGCCCATGCGTAAGGTGAAATTGTCCCTTTGCATCTTGATATACCCAAGGATTCGGCCTGCCACCCGGATAATACTTCCCTGTGCCAAGTTCCGCTTGTGTATCACATAGGCCCCATACTCGCTGTTGGTGCCTATGTAAACCGCATCACCCCCTTCGTCTACCACATGGGTGATGCTGTTTCGCAGGTTGCCGGTGTCAACGGGGCACAGCTTTTTCGCATATCCCTCTGCCACCAGCCCGCACTTTTCAAGCCCCCGCAGCAGCGCCGCCTTGATTTCATCAGAAACCTCCGCGCTGTGGTCTTCGATTGTAACGCTCATAAACTTACCCTTTTATAAATGGATTGTTGTCAATCCAGCCATCTTTTATAAGCCTCATGACGATCTCGCATTGTCTTTTCGACTTCCCCGTTGCAGTTTTAGCGATACCAACAATACGCCGATTTTCAATAATCAGATCATCCCAGTTCTGCAATCCGTGAGAAATGAATTTGATGTATTCCCTGTAAGCGTTTTTTGCCTTCGGTGTAGCCGTTTTTTCAATTTCCACAAAATCCCCAACAGAAAAATCAGATGTTGGGTCTTTCACAAACTCCGCAAACATCGGGAGCCAGTCAAGCACCGTCTCTTTCATTGCGAAACAACCTCCAATTTCATATATCGTTCGGGGACTTCTTTCTCCACAAACTCTCTTGATTTTAAGTCGAAAATGCTTTTTTTAACAGTTCTTTCACCCGCATCAAGGACTTTATATGTTGTGCCTCTGTCTATCAGAAATTCAAATTCCGCCGGGTTGTCTGCCATTTTGTAAATATAAGCACCGCGTGTTGATTTTGGCACGATAATATCAAGAACCGTCTGCGTATCTTTGTGTCCTCCAAACGGGAGTTGCGCGTCTTGCGCTATTGTCGTGCTTGTAAATCCTTTTTCTGTATATAGCTTTCCAATACTCGCGACCATATCATCAACAGATGAACCGCCTCCCGTAATATACCCAACATCACCGACAACGCGCTTCACGTTCAAGTCCGTTGAAAGCTTGAACTTTGATATTTCCGCAGAAACGCCGTCGCTTATCTCCTTGTACCCGTCGAGGTTCCCATAGCAGCGCAGCGCCTTTTCATACGCCGCGCCGCCGCGCTCTACGGCGTTAATTGCGCTATACGCACCGCCGGAATACTTGGATATATTCGGATTTGCTTTTTTGGTAAACTCGACGCTCGAGTTTGTCGCATAATATTCGTTTTGCCACTTCTCCAATTCCTCTAAGTTGGAAAGGCTTAAAGTTACTGGCTTTATTTCGGGCTTTGCTTTAATTATATCAGATTTTGCCGCACTTGCAACTTGCTTTGTATCCTTTTTCCATCCAGCCCATTCCGCATAGGACATATCCGAGATAACCTCTGTTTGCCCCGTAGCGAGGGTTCTGGCGCGTCTCTGCGCCGATGAGGTATCTACCCCATCCACCGCCGCAACAAGCGTACAGCGGCAGTTATATATCTCCCACGGTGGCCCTTGTGGGTCGCCGGGAAAGCGGCAACCGTTGGAAAATTTCTTGTCCTGCGCCACTTGTTCACCGTCAAGCATGGCATGAGAGTGGCGTGTACGCGCGTCCAGCGTAGCCAACCAACGTTTTTTGAGCTTTATCCCCATCTTCTCCGCCGCCGCATAGCTGTCCATGCGTCCGGCGTTCTGCGCGCCGGTCACGGCGGTTCTGGCGGTGCGGATAGCGGAATCACGGCTCATGGTGGTAATGCGCTTTTGCAAGTCGTCCGCCATGTGCTTGATGCTCTTGCCCTGCAAGATAGAGCTTGTCACGCTTGCCGTGATCTGCTTCTTACCGTACGCGAGGTCTATCCCGCGCTTTAAGGCGCGTTTCGGCGGGTAATACGGCATTAAGTCCGGCTGCTCTACCATAAGCCGCTTCACCGTCTGCTCGTCCCACAGGTCAAAGCCGACGTTGCCCGCGACCTGCTCGATGGTATAGGCCGAATAGTTGCGGTTGAGCGAGTAGATACCCGGCGTTGCATCGTTGGTATAGGACACCGCCACGGCGTTTGCATCGGTCATGCGGTGCGCCACCTTGTCACGCATGGCCTGATAGCGTTCCCCGCGCCCGATCTGGTTCAGCCGCCATTGCTTATAGTCGACCTCCGTCCATTCTTTACCGTTCTGCACGGTGCCGATCAGCGCTTTCATTTCCTCGTCGCGCTTTTTGAATTGCTCAAAATATGCGTCGATGGTAGCTTGCAGTTCTTCCCCCGCCTCGCGGTATAGCGTTGCAATACGCCGCTCCAGCTTCGCAAGCTCCTTATCGGTCAGCTTGTGTCCGAGGTCACTGTTCGCCATCGCCGTTCACCTCCGGCGCATCCGGTTCCGCAAAGCTCCGGTCAATCTCTTCTGCAGCCTTCCGCTTTGCCATGTCCTCGTACTGGTCAATGTCGCCGTTGATGGTCAGCAGCTTCTTCGTGATGTATTCGTCATCGTAATACGCCGCACCCAGAAGAATGTTCTGCGTTTCCTCGCTCTTGTTGATGATCTGATTGCGCGTATAACTCGGCTGGTCCTCAATGCCTGCCAGCCGCAGAATCTCAACAATAAACCGCGTGACCTCGGATTCAAACTTGTCCGTTTTCAGATCCAGCGGCGCATAGCTGGCTTTGATTGCGGTCGCCGTCTGGTTCCCTGCGGATACCGCCGAAGCGTCAAAGCACTGGAAATCTTCGTACAGCTTTTTCTTGAGCATATCAATGGTGCTGCTCGTGCCCTCATACGGGGCCTCGATGGTTTTGCTCTCTACCTTCGCCCCCTCGTCTCCGTTGGCGTGGGCAACGTGCGTGGTTTTCAAGCGTTCGATAAATCGGGCGTCGTCCAAATCGTCCATGCCGTTGCAATTAGAAAGCACCCAATAAATCAGATTTCCCTCGTCCACGTTGTTGACCATGTTGGAGGACGCAAGATCGAGCGCGTCAATGGTGTTCCGCTTGCCGACAATTTCGGATAGGCACCGCTTGTTATTTTTCAGCGGGACGATGGGGAAACTCGGATAATTCCCGCCGTCATAGATTTCGGTTTCGCCGACCTCCGCCTTGCGGATAACGAGCTTGTAGCTGCGCTTTTCCTGTAATACGCTCATATCTTTGTTTTTCGGCTGGAAATACTCGGTAAAGCCGTCCAGTTCGTACAGCGTCGCTCTCAACGGCTTATCCTGTGCCACCTGCCAGAACCGGATGCCGGCCTTCATCGCGCCGTCCTCTTCATCATAGAGTGGGACGAACTCAAGCAGGGAGAACACCCGCAAATGCGTCAAATCCCAGAAGCCGAAGGACACGCCCGCGATTTTCGCCTCACGCGCCGCATCCATGACTTCTTGGTCGAAGTCCGGGCACAGCTTGTTCGGTGTTTCCTTCTCCGCAAATGTCACGCCGTTTCCCAGCAGATACGAGACCTCCTGATCCACTGCCAAACCGAAGAAACGGCTGGCAAGCTTGTGGTTTGCCGTCCACATATCCGTGTGGGCACGGCCCTGCATATCGTAGATGATCTTTTCATAGCGGTTAATGGTCGGATTCAGGCCGTTGTAATATTCCTCAGCATCCGCCGCCGTCTTATATGCGTGGGATTCGCGGTGCTCGTTGATCGCGCTGCGGATAAACTCAATGCGCGCCTGCTCGTTGTCACCGACCGCTACAAGGTCGTTATATGTTTTAATAGCCGCTCACCGTCCTATCTGTTCCAAATGGGGACATAATCGCGCTTATACGCCTTATTTTTCAAAATCGTATAGGCAAAATAGCGCGTTTCGTCCATTGCGTGGTCGTTTTCCTTGATTGGCCTGTCGTCGGCGGATTTTTCGTCCCACCGATATAGCCCAAACTCGCGGATGCAGTCTTTGCAGCCACGATGCACCTTGAGAATGCCGTCTTGCAAAAACCGCGCCGTAGTCATAATGCCGTTGGTTACGTCGTTGTTGGCCTTTCTCACCATATAACCGCGCCGCCGCAAAACCTCGATAAACGAGGCGGCAGACGGGTCAACGATGATGCTTTTGACATCCGCCTCGCCGATGAGCTTTTCGATTTCGTCGGCGTATTCCTCGTCTGTCTTGTTCTTCTGGTTCTCGCGCCCGGAATAGTAATACTCGCGGATGCGCGTGGCTGTCTTGCCGTCCCAACACCACAGTCCTGCGGAAAATGGGTTAAGTGTGCCGTAGTCGCAGGACACATAGTATTCTCCCTTTTCTGGTAGCTCGTCCACAATGCAGCTATCGCCAAACATGGGATAGATCAGCCCCTCGGCCACCACCCACAAGCCGCGAATGTATCGGTCGTAGAACACGCCGCTATACATGGCCTTTGTCCTCTCGATCATTTGCGGTGTGAGAATGGGGTTATCTTCCAATAGGAAGTGAATGTGCTGCGTATTCTCCCGTTCGTTTTCAATCCACTCTTTGTAAAACCAATGCTGCGGTGATTCGGGGTTACAGTTAAAAAAATACTTCGGATGCTCAAATGAAATCGCACGGGAAAGCGCTTGCTCCACAAACGAACGCGGCATAAGTGCCACTTCATCAAATAGTACCCCGGCAAGCGTGATGCCTTGTATGAGCATATACGAGCTTTCATCCTTACCGCCGAATAGGTAAAACCAATTTTTTCTATCCCCACACCGAACGGTTAAAATTCTCGTGGAAACCTTATAATGCATGGACAGCGCAACACCCAGCCCGTCAATTTCCATCAACGGTTTTAAGATATTTCGCTCTGCCGCCTGCACCGTCTTCCCGCAAATAGCGAAATTCGTGCGGTCGTAGTTCTGCATCGCCCACAGCACAAACGCCATCGACATGACCGTCGTCTTTCCGGAACGGACGGAGCCGTCACAAATCAGCGCCATATCATCGGAGCTGATAAACTCCATTATTTTGCGCTGCTTTGCGGATAGCGTTTTAATTTGCATTGTTCTCGCCCTTTAACGCAGTGAGCAAAGCTGCCAACGCTGCAGGATCGCCGCTTTTTTCGTTCTCGGAATTCCAACCAAAATTACAGCCAAGCGAGAATTTCGCTCCGTTCGCACCGTCTTTGTCGTAGAGCCGAGATTCGGCATATTCTTCACATCTGGACTTTGCGCGCGTAACCGTGTCCGCAAACTCTGGTCTTGCTTGATAATCCAGCAGCGCTTGTCTCCCTGTGAATCCAAGCGCCAATGCAAGCCCTGTGATTGTCGGGGGCTTTGCATTGATGATAATCGGCACCCCGAACTTATCTCGCACGGCACAGCCGTCATCTCCGATAAACGGCTCACCTTCGCACTCTTTGAAGTAAGCGTCAATGGCCTCCTGCATTGCCTTTACGCTTTTCCATTTTCTTGGAGCTCCACCCGCCATGCGCTCACTTCCTTTCGTTTTGCTACCAGCCCCCACCCCTTGGATACAGTAACAGTCTTTCCCCGCCCCAAATGGCATACTCATAATGTCTTTCCCGTGCGTTTAATACACGGGTAACACACAAATCGTGCGTTTTATGTCAGCAGACTATTTGGGACGCATCCCTTGCAGCGGTCTGCCAGCGCATTGTTGGTGCGGCATTGCAGTCCTGCCCTGCTTTAGCGCTTCAGGGAAAGTCCCCGTCACTCGCTGTGGTCTCCCCTTACGGGGCACCTATGCCGCATATTGGCCGTCTTCCCGCTTAGATTGTCACATCACCGATTGCTGCTTTACATGTGCAGCACCATTACGCTGAGGCGGTTCCCTCCCACGGTGCAGTTTTCAGCGAGCATTGTCATTTCCATGTGAGCTACGACGAACGGTCTCACAGTGTCCGGGTGCTACCCGGCCTCTTGCACAGGCGGTGGGGTTCGGACCCACGACATACCGGCTCACGAAGTCCGGTGCTCTACCGACTGAGCTACGCCTGCATATAACAACAGCCCATAGGTTTCCCTACAGGCTGTTTGTGCCGGTACGCCCGTTCCCGGGGCCGCTTGCGCGGTGCGCCCAATACCGGCGGCGCATAGAAGGGAGGAAAAGTGATGATTGGGAAAATGCGTGGATGCCACTGTCCTATCATCCACTGTACCTATTGTAGCACATCATTAGGCGGAATCTGTATCACCTTTCACGAGTAACCCTGCATATTTCGCTATATCATGCAGAAATCTTTCCTTCCTCCGGCTGAATGTTGCCTCGCTAATCCCAGGAATCACGATCTTGTTGCGAGAGTATTTGTGCTTGCCCTGGCAGTTGCGCATAATGCCATATATTAGCTGCCGCCGGATTGTATCGCTGCCGATATCTCTGCCGCATCGGTCTATAGCGTATTCCACCGCCAGCATCTTCTGCGTCTCCGGCCATCGCTCTATGGCTGCAAGCTGCTCCGCCTTGCTCTCGGCGGGCCTACCAGCGCCCGATCCAGTTGGCATGCCCTCCGTAGCGCTATGCGTCCCGTCCAGGATTTCCGCCCGGGCCTCGCGATACGCCCGCACCCGGCGCGGATACCCACGCACATAAGCAATGCACTCCAACCGCACATCATAAGGCAGTGTCGCCTTTTTGCTCATTTGCCCTCCTTTACTCCGCGCTGTTTACCAGCTTATATTCGCCCCGCAGGGCCTTTTCGATGTCCGCCATCTTGATATATCCGTTGTTTTTTGACTCCACCAGCTCCACAAGGCACTGCTGTAAGTATTCCAGGCTACGGGTGTCGTGCTCGTCCGCCGTCTCCTCCCGCACATGGAATCCGAGCTTATCCAGCAGCACACAGGAAACATTGTCCATGCATTGTTTGGTGCCATCCAAGCGACCCAGCTCGTATGCCTTAGCCGGATTATTCGGCACCGGCTTCCCATTAACTCTCTTGAGCATCGCAGTCACCTCTATCCTCGAACCGGCACACGCCTGGATAATTGGCCACCGGGCAATAGTCCGCGCACGCTGGACAATCCGCATTGACGCATATTTCGTCCTGCATCCATTTGCAGTCATCAAGCATCGGTTTCACCGTCCTTCCGTTCGCCGTAGCTACAAAAATCATTGGGTGCAAAGTTGTAGCCGATTAGCCGATTTTCTGTCGGGTGCTTCAAACGAAAACAGAACTTGTTCGGGGCAAGTAATTCACCCCGGTTGTAATACTTGCAGTCCTTACACCGCACCACCGGCACAGCGTCCACGGCGGGCAGCAGCTCCGCATACTCCAACACCGTTTCAATGCCGTTTATAAAATGCTCATTGCCGTTCTTTCTGTCGTAATGATCGCGGCGGATGGGGAATTGCATCAACGCGCCTCGCTCGATGTATTCAGCCATTGTCAGCCCTCTCCGTTTCAAATGCATTCTGGCAAATTGTGCTGTCAGCCAAAATTCCCGCAACAACAGGCAACGCACAGTCGTTTGCATAGGGTAGCCACCAAGTGCAATCTTTTCCGATACACTGACTGACATACATATTCCCCCCAGCAACCATGATCGGACAATACTTCCCGTGTTCAGCCATCTTCGCTTGCCTCCAATGCTTTCTCCGCCTCCTCGCGGGTCAGAAATACGGTCTTGCCGATTTCTCCGGCGTTTATACCTGACAGCGATTGCCAAACAAACCCTTCTACAATGTCCCACTCGATAAACAAGCCAAACAATTCCACGCGGATGGCTCTAACTTCATACACACTGATCGTTTTTCGACCCGTTACTTCGTAAAGCCTATCACCCACCTTGCACGGCAGCACCACCAGCCGACCGTCCTTGTCGGCCTTCGCCAGCTCCCGCAGGCGAGCAACGCCCTCCTGCTCCGCATCACGCATTACGATGTACCGTCCTTCCGCGTCTGCTCGCGCAAATTCAGCACAGCGTTCCGGCGTCAGCCCCGTGTCCTCGTAGGCGGCAAGACGCATCATTGCCTGATCGACGTCCCCAGTCGGAACTGCGTGGACGTGTCCGCCCACTATTTCGTATTCAGTCAGTCGTTCCATCACTCCACCTCCTGCATCCAATATTCTTTACGACAGTCGTCGCATCTGCGATCAATGGTTGCGCAGCCGCCACCTGCGTTCCTGTGCGATGCAGAAATTGGGCAGGGGCATACCAGCAGCACGCCATGTGTGCTAATACGCGCCTCCGGGTAGTGTTCCAAAAACACACTCTGCCGCGTCTTGCGCGGGTGTGCAGCAGACCATTCCTCTACTTCTTTTACAACGTCCTCGGCCGGTATTCCCTCAGCCAAAGTAGGCAAATGTTTCCCAGTAACCTTATACATTCTTCTGTGCTCTTCAATAAACTTCACAGCGTCCATATTGTCAACCTCCTATCTCATGTGTCGTTTACCGGCCTTTGCAAACCTCGCGCTCTGCCGCACATAGCGCTCCCGGGCAGCGGTGTTGGCTTGATCCACCCAGGGCTTTTCCTCCAGCCGCTTGGCCTCATATGCCAGGAACGCCTCGCAGCTCTTCCGGCAGGCCCCGCATGGAAGCCTGTCCGGGCAATCTTTTACGCAGGGGCTTTTCACTCCTACCACATCCTTTCCTGCGCCGTGTGCGCGGCAAAGCGCTCCTCCTGCTTTTCGTAGTATTCCCGATCGATCTCGCAGCCCACGAAGTCAAAGCCGAGGTTATACGCCGCAATGCGGCTTGATCCGCTGCCGAGGTGTGTGTCGATGATTTTGTCACCCTCCTTGGCGAAGCGCGTCAATATCCACTCGTACAGCTCCACGGGCTTTTGCGTGGGGTGAAAGCGTCCCGGCTGTCCCTGCATATTAAAGTCAAACACCTTGGCGTTTCCGCTGAAGCTCGTCCACGCATATTCGCACATCGCCATAGAGAAGTTTTCGGGGATATTTGTCTTTCGCAGGATCAGAAAGCAGCGCGTCGGCGGCAGGGAAAAATAGTTTCCGCCCCAAATGATCTGGTCGCGTGAGATGCGGAAAAGCTCTTGAAAATACTCCTCCTTCGGGGCAACATCCCACGCCACGATTTTTTTCCGAACTTTGCCGCCCATGTCCCGCCCGTCCGGGCTACTCTTGTACTTGTCAAATTGTCCGCCGAGGCGATTGTACTGCGGCGCGTCTCTCTCGTGGGCATCCGCAGCATGAGCGCGTGTATTCTCGCCGTACACCGCGCCAAACATACCGCCAAAGCGTTTTGCTCTGCCGCCGTTCCCGTCGCCATACGGCGGGTCTACAATGGCGAGGTCGAATGCCTTGTCCGGTAGCGTCCGCATATACTCCATGCAGTCGTAATCAAAATCATTCATAGTTGGCTATGTACACCTCCGTGCGTGGGTTATCCTTGTCGTACAGCACCCGGCTCCCGTCGTGGCTAACGATAATGTCGCTGTGATCGTCCTTGAGTACACCGGCCCTTACCAGCACATCGTCGATGGATTCCAGCAGATTTGTCAAATCCACCCTGCGCCGGGTAGGCATATAAAACAGGCATTTGACCTCCACAGGCTCCTCAATGGGGCGCTGCACTCTGGCCCTTTTGCAGTGCCATACAGCTTCCGCCTCGTAGTCCATATACTGCTGGGACGGCATGATACGCCGCTTCCCCGTTTTTCTGTTGCGCACGATCCGCATAGAGTTTTTCTTTGTGATTGGTGCCAGCGGCACCGTGATCTTAATCATCGTCTCCCTCCTCGATGGACACCGCCACATAGCTGGGCCGTCCTTTGTACCGTCTGCCGCTGTTGTATACTGCCTTGTAGATAGAGCGCCAGTTAATATGGCACATATTGGCAAGCTCAATGATAGAATCAGACACCGCCTCCGGCAGCTCATACTTGTCCCGGCTTACTCGCATGTATACCGTCATACGCCCCTCGCTCTCTCCAGCAGATCCTCCACGGTCATCTGTCCCGGCACCTGCATGGCCTTTGCAATCATGCTGTATGTGGCCAGCTCGTCCAGAGCTCGCTTGCGGTACATGGCAAGGAGCATCTTCTTCTCCTCGTCCGTCTCCGCCAGTTTATACCCGCCATCCGGCAGAGCCACAATTGGCACCCCCTGCCGCCGCTGCTCCCGTATCATCCGGCGGTTTGCTCTATCCGGCATCCCAGTCAATGCTTCAAGATTTTTCCGGGTGTATGTAATGCCGGGAACCATGCGTAATGTGGTCATGTCAGCCTCCAATTCTGCTTTTTCCCGATGTTAAGCATATAATCCCTTGCCCGCTGGTTGATTCTGCTCCCAATGGCTTCATCCCAGCTCAAAATGCGGTCAATGGTCAACTCCGTAGAGATGATCGTGATTGCATCCGGGACAATGTACCTGGCATTCAGCAGGTCAAAGGCGATGTTTTTGTCGGCATCCGTAACGCTGCCCTTTAGAAAATCGTCGATATACAGCGCACGGACGGTTTTCAGCGGGTGCATGGCTTCGGCGTATGCTTCCGCATCGTTTACCTTTGCCTTGATTGCCGGAATATCTCCCCGCCATTGCACATACCGCACAGGGATCCCGCCGTCCATCAGTTTGGCGCAAATCGCCGTACACAGGTGGGTTTTCCCAGTTCCGGGAGAGCCGCCGATGAAAAACCACTTGCCCTTCCAGTCTGTCAAATACTTCTCCGCCGCTTGCTTTGCGGCCTGTTGCCAATACTCCCGCGTTTGGAATGCCTCAAATGTGCAGTTATCCAGCAGACCGGCCAGCCCGGAACGCTCCATGCGAATTCTGTTTTGCCGGATGATCTCGCATTTACAAGTGCTGCTCACCAGTTCGCCGCTTTCCGTGCGCCGGACGGTGTAGCCCAGCCCGCCGCAGATGTCACAGCCATGTTCCGACATGGTACTCTTGCTTTGTTGGCTTTTCACCGGCTTCCTCCTTTCTGCGCTTCTCCCATGTTCTGACGGCGGCCTTCCAGTCCTTCATGCGGTTTTTCCCAACCATCCAGCCCTTGGAGGCGTAGAAATCGACGAACTGCTGTGCGTCAACCGCAGACCCCCGTTCGGAGATATAAGCCTGAACTTCGGACAAAGAAGGCGGAGAGAAGCGCGCCTCGCGCGCATTATTCTCGCTTCTCGATTCTCGTATATCGATTCCCGATTCTCGATTCTCGAATACGGGAACATCTGCATTCATTTGTTTGCAAATGATTTCATCTGCTTGCGTAGGCTCTACAGGCTCAGGATATTTGCTTTCCTTTGCTCTCTGGTTCTGATACTTACCCCATGTTGGTAGGTAGAGGAAGCGCTTGCCCTGTGAAGTATAAAGGGCAACCAATCCAGCACTCGCCAATCCATGAAGGGCGTTTTCTACAGTTTTCAGAGTAAGATTTTCTTTCAAAGGAAATAGCCTGTTTTTGATAATTGCGGCCCGTCCGTCATAGCGCCCGAAATCATCGCAAGAAACAATCAGCCGATAGAACAAGACCTCCTCGAACCACGAAAGCCCATCTATGCTGTCGCTGGTGCAGATGCTCTCGCGTATGATTCTGTTCGGCATCGGCGCACCGCCTTAGAACGGCAAATCGCCGTCGTCCTCGGAAATCTCCGTGAAGGCCTGCGTGGGTTTCTGTACAGCGTCCTTGCTGCCGCAGAAATGTACCTTGTCGGCAGTCAGCTCCACCACGGAGCGCTTGTTGCCGGTCTTGTCCTCATAGTCCCGGCTGGAAAGCTTGCCCTCCACGATGATCTCCTTGCCTTTGGTAAAGTGGGTGCAGATCAGCTCTGCCGTTCCCTGCCATGCCACACAGGAGAGGAACAGCTTCTTCTCTCTGTCCTTTACCTTTTCGCTCCACGCCACGCGGAAGCTGCACACCGTTGTCCCGTTCTGCGTGGCTCTGCGTTCGGGGTCAGAGCAAAGCCGCCCCTGCAAAATCATTCTGTTTACCATCTTTTTCCTCCTTACAAATAGCTTTTTCCGAATTCTCGACGGAAGTCATCTTCCGTCCACCCCTGCTCCCGCATGGCCTTTAACTGACCATATCGGCGCAGCAGACGCATTTGATTTCCGTTGCGGTGTACAGCGTTCCCACCGTTCCTGTGGCACTTATCGCCGCAGAGATACACCACAAGGCCGTATTTCTCGCTTTTGTTTCGGTATGCCCCACCGAAGATGTGGTGCCGCTCCAGCGGGTCATTTGCGCCATTTCTGCCACAGAGAAAACACCGTCTATTGTCAGTCACCTTTATCACCTCCCAGCGGCTGGGCTTCGCCCCAGCGAGATTTCAGGGAATCCAGCTCTTGCGGGGTCAGCGTCTCGATGTCTGCTTCCCTGCAATCGGAAACAATTTGGTCGATAAGGCGGCTCATCTGTTCCACATCGTAGGTGCTGGAGCCGTACCAGACAGTCACTTTCACGCAGCCGGGAATTTTGCTGGGCTCTTGCTCGGACATCCAGCCCGTTCCCTTGGATTCCCATTTTCGGCAGAACTCGTCCGCCGCCTCTGATACAATGCACAGAACATCGCTTACGCCACCGATGATCTTGATTTCCTCCCGGTACACATCATTCCTCGGAATCCCATAGTGCGCCGCCAGCTTGTCCAGCAAAACCCACGCATACGCATTTGCGTCAAGGCTCCTGCCCTTGCGCTTGATCTGCGCTACATACTGCTTGTCCGGCTGCAGCTCGTCGCACACGGCCATTGCCGCCCGAGGGGACTGCACCCGAAGGCACAGCCACGCCCCATCGCTGTCCTGCTGCCACCGTGCGGCATCAACGGTTACTTGCTGCATATTACCTCCTCTGACTGCGGCCACTTCCCGCGCTTTAAGCATTTTGCCAAATATCGAAGGCGTGGGAGATACTGCGATTCTACCCACTCGCTGTCATACTCGACCTTGTGAGCGGAAAGCCTGTTCATGTCAATCGGAAGGAAAAAATTCTCATATTCCGCCGGTGTCATCCTATATGCGATGATTTGGCAGGCTTTCCGCTTTCTAAAGATTCCGCATCCGCTGGCGTACATCTCCACTTGACACTGCATCCAATATCCCTTGGTGACCTTAAAAACGGGCTTGCTGTGCGTTTTGACCTCGTGTATCATGTCGCGGGTTTCCCCGTCGTAATTCACGCGCAGCCGCAAACGGCGCACTTTTATCTGCCTATCTCTCGTTTGGACATTCGCGGCATCCAGTATCTTGTGTTCGTATGCCGTTCCGGCCTGCATCGCCGCATTGGAAAAATGGTCTTGCCGAATACCAAGCTTTACAGCCCACCATCTGCGGAATGTTTCTGTGCCCCACGATCCCATAATCACAGCCGTGTCCGACGCTCCAAACCATCCGCTCCTATCGTGGTTCCGTATCATAGTTTGCTGACCGCCTTTTCAAGCTTGTCAATCGTCGCGAAATATCCCATAAGGTTATTTAGCTGCTTGTCGCTAATGCCAACACTGGCCAGCAAATCTCGGTGGTCAAGGCCGTTCTTTTCCTTGATGGTGATAAGCCTTTCCAGCCGCTCTTTTATTGCCCAAATACTATGGCGGCTCAAATCGTCCTCGCCATCGTCGGTATCTCCCTCTGCCCACAAGTCAAATCCAAGCCCCGTGCGGACGGCCACGCCCTTCACAAATGCTCTCGCCAGGGCATTGTTTATGCGGAGCTGGTTCAGCGTATCGGTGTATACAACAAGCGATCCGTTCAGCAGCGGGGTGTCATAGGTGTATTCCATGCCGTCAATGTGGATCAGCACCCGCACAAACCAGCACTCGGTTTCCCGCCCCTTGCTCGTGACTACTTTTGCCTGCGGCCAAAGATAGGTCTTTGTTTCCGGGCATTCAACGGGCGCATACCAAACGGATTCCGCGCCGTTTTCGTGCAGCAGTTTCACGCACTTTGCCCAGCTCAGATAGGGGACTTTAATCAATTTCCCACTTTCGTCCTTTGCATCCCGCACATCGCAGTAAGGACGCACATCCAGTTTTACAAGTTCATCAAATGATTTAAGCATTCCTTTTCCTCCGTTCTCACTCATTCCCACGACTCCTCGATATACTCCTCATTGTTGCTGACGCACTCGCCACAGAGCCAAAACCCCTTGTAATGCAATGCACAATCCTCCTGGATCGGCTCCCCGCAGCAGTCGCACACGGGGCGCCGGTCGGTCTGCCTGTCCTGCTCTGCGGCGTAGCACTCCGCATCCCATACCGGATCAGTTGTCCACATCGGATGCATCCTCCTTTTCCGGCTCCAGCTTCCACACATCCCGGGTGACCTTGGAAACCTGGGGAATATCCCCCCAATACAGGGCGTTCAAGAAATCGTCCTCACCGGTTCCGCACAAAACAAAGCGTGGCTCTGTGATGACCTTGTACCCGGAATATACGGTTGCCTTGTTGCTGCCGCTAACCAGATCGCCCACCTCAGCCACATTGCGCTCCGACCGCATAATTACCCGGACGCCGCACCTTTCAGCCACGATGGCGTAGTAATGTCTTTGCATCTTTATTCCTCCACCTCCGAAATCTCGCCGTTTTGCAGCGTGTACCATGTGTTTTCCTTGACGTCTTCTCCGTCCACCCTTACGATTTTGGCATCGATGATGTTTCCGTCATCGTCACGCTCCGATACCACAAGCCAGTTGCCAACAGAACCTCTTGCAAGGCTATCTTGGCCCCATGCAACGGCGACGCACTGCTTGCCAATCGCGGATGCTTTTCCATGCCAGCCAGTCACAGAAGCCGTGCCACTCCAGCCCGATGCGGCGGCGTTGCCACTCCAGCCCGATGCGTTTCCCTCGGTTGCGCTCTCGCACTTGTCAAACACAAACCGCACACCTGCGTTGATAACGCCTTTCAGCCCGATTTCTGCACCGATCTTGATATGTTTGCCGCAAACCTTGCTGTCATAGCAGCTACGCTGTCCGTTGTCCTCAATCTCCACCTCGCAGTACCGGCTATCGCCAGGTCTATAGTAGCGTAGCGTGTCCAGCGGGTTCTCGCAGGCGTGGGGTCCGCGATTGCACAGCTCTGCGGTTTCCTCCGTGTACTCGCCGCCGACCTCATACTGAAAGCCTCGGCACCTCAAATTTTTATCAAATCCCTTGCACGCTTTCATCTCGATTTCCTCCCAATTTACTATTTGCTGGGTCTATCCAGCTTGTCCACCAGCCGCACAAACCAATGGCTGACCGTTGAGACCCCGATGATGACCAGCGTCAATGTGTAAGTATCCATCATGTCCTCCTCTTCGCAAAAATCATTCGTCCACCTCTACGTCCGAGATCCACGCATCCAGCTTCTTTTTGAAAATCTGAAATACCCGGCTGCGGTCGGTGCGGATGCACACGCCGAAGGGGTACACGCCCTGCTCCAGGCCGTCGGCCAGGGTGTCAGAACAAAGGCTCAAGCCTTTATCTCTAAGATACTTCGATGCCTGGTGCAGCGTCATGGTTTCGATCATTTGTCAGCCTCCTTCTTCAACAGCTCGTCCACCGTGCAGCCGTACAGCTCGGCGATCTCCGGCAAGCGGCTGGCTCTCGGTGCCTGCGTGCCGGTCTCCCACATGTAAACCGCCGCATCCGTCACCTTTAGTTTCTCGATTACCTGCTTGACACTCAGACCAGCGGCCAATCGAGCGCTGCGAAAACTCATTCTTTCACCTCCAGTTTGCATTTACTTAGTTTTCGTTGACTGTGGCGGGGGAATTTGTTATACTGCCTTTAGCCCTTGCGGCAAATTTAAGGAGGTGGACTTTTTGACCAACCTTTTGACTTTGCCCGTTCCAGACCGAAGTACCGGCGCAATGCGATAGGGTCAGGCTGCCCCAGAACTGCCAAAGTGAGCGGTGCGTCACAGAAACGGAAGTCCGTTTTTCGTCAGACTGGCATTTCCGAGCCGCAAGAATGACGGCTTGGCCATCGGCTAAGGATTGCCGGTGAACAGTCTGTGCAGCGCACTCTGGTAACAAATCTGGGAGGAAAACGCCCGCAAACGGACTGCGGGTGTTTTTCTTTTCGCCTTTTCCTCCTCTCCGCAATCAACAAAAACTAAGTTTTTCTTGACAACTTAGCAAACTGTGGTATTATGGAAGTGCCAACAACCCTTAATATTTTCCACGGCCCGCTAAGTGCAGGGGGCTCGGTTTTGTATTGCCCTTTGCAAAAACTAGTATAACTTAATATTACTAGCTTGTCAACGAAAACTTTGCATTTTTACTAGTTAAAAATTAGCTAAATTAGGTGGTGTATCTTTGGACAAATCGCCAATTGTAATAAGAATAAATTCTTTGCTTGCTAAAAAGGGAATTACAAAAGCAGAGTTTTACGAAAAATGCGCATTAACTTCTGCGTCCTACTCGCAATGGAACACAGGTAAAACAAAGCCAAGATTACAGACGATAGAGCGAATTGCTGAATTTCTACGCGTTCCCTCTGAATATCTCCTTTACGGCGATGCCCCCGCAGCTTCGCAGGGCGCAAAAAAAGCCCCCGATCCGGAGATCGAGGGCGGGAGGGAAGCTGTATCAAATTTTATCAGCGCCACTAATGATCGCGCCGCATTGCTTGCAATTATAAACGAAGCCACAAAAAAACTACAAGAAATGGAATAATTACAGGAGGCAACCTATGAAACTAAATCCCGATTGTATTCGAGATATTATGTTATTTTGCGAAAAATACACATATATCAAAACCGATGATGTCGGGAATTTATTAGGGGCATCTTACCATGTCCTGTACGCAAGCGAAATGCGTAAACTCCCACCGCTAAATTCATACGATGCAGGAGAGCTAATTTATCATATTATCCAGCTTGTCGAAAGCGGTTATTTGGCATCTGATTTCCGCTTTGACCCGCTTGAAAATTTTAGGCATGGTGACACGCCGAAAATATACTATGTAACTCCCAAAGGACACGAGTTTATCGCATCGATCGAAGAAAAAAAGAACTGGGCAAAGACGAAAAAAGTATTAGGCGCCATTGGATCGGTATCCCTGTCCGTAATTGAAACCATTTCAAAAGGTGTGGCCACAGCTGTTATTGAAAAAGCAATGGCCCAAGTTCCGGAGGTGTAATTTTGTAGCCCCCGTCTTCTTCTTCGACTTCAAATTTTTGTGGGGAAAAAGCAGCTCTACCCATGCTGATTTGGTTGCTTGCCTTAATTGCCTGGTACAAGCAAGCCGGAACATATTCCGCATCGCTTTCGGTAAGGCCAGCTTTTGCAATCATCTCCATACAAAGATTTATTGCATTTACAATTTTAGCGTTTGAAAACCACATATTCGGTGCCTGTTTCATGTCAAATTTTCGCCTCCTCATTTCAGTTGTAGAATCCGTTTTCTTTTAACATAAGAAGAATTTCGGCACAAGCGTCATCCGGAAGTAAGCTAATTTTATCAAGAGCTATATCCCTCAAATTTTCGATGTCGCATTGCGTATGCCGGCTGGCTCCATTAATTATACAATAAATCGGAGCATTTGCAAAGTCCCCCATTTTCTTTCCCCTTCTTAATTTGATTCTTTGAAGATTAAGAGTATAATACTATTTATACATCTCTACCTATTGCGAAAAAGTCCCGATTGTTGCATAGATGTGTGCAACAAATTGAAAAAATATTTTTTTGGGAGTGTTTGCCTATGGGGATGCTGTATATTTTATCCCCACCGCCCCCGCACCGGACGGTGGGGATTTTTTGCCGCCTATCGCCGTCATCGGCTCTTGGCCGCATACCCACAGTATCAGTTTAATGTTTGGCAAGTCAACCCAAAAACCGGATAATATACGATTAGCCGATAAAAATAAGCGGAGAGGTTTGCCCGAAATAAGGCAGGAGGGAAAGGAATGGAAAAAACTTTGCAGGATATTTGCAGAGAGGCAAAGGAGTACCAGCATCTTACCACGCAAGACTTAGCCGATTTAACAGATCTGTCATCGTCCACGATCAGCAATTACTTTTCTGCGTCGTCAAAGGATCCAAGCCTATACAAAATGGGACTTATATGCGCCGCCCTCGGTGTGTCTATAGATGAGTATTTTGGTATCGTAAAGAGACCAACCACGGAGGAGCAGCTGGCAGAGGCACACAGAGCAATGGCCGATGCAGATGCAAAGCATAGCGCAGCCCTACGCATTGCACACTTGGAGGGCGGCATGGAGCAACTGACCGGATCAGTGGCAAAGCATGAAAAAAAGGAGCGAGTATTGCAAATTTGGGTGTATATCCTGGCGCTTTCGCTGTCAATTGCCGTATCCATAATATTTGGATATTTGGCGTTTGACTCAAGCGTCCCGCACACAGGGCTTATCCGCAACGGGAAGATTACATCACTCGGCTGGATGCTATTTGCGCTGCTTGCGGTAGGCGTCGGAGTAATCATTGCTGCGCTGATTAATGCGCTGCGATATTACAGGCACCATCAAACCGATAAAAATATAGGGCAGGAGGATAAAAATGGGAAAAGCAATGAGGAGGGCCAATGGAACCGGGACGGTGTATAAGCTCGCCGGGCGCCGCCGCAGGCCCTGGGTGGCCGCAAAGCAAAAAATCATTATAGGATATTACCCCACCAAAAAAGATGCTATAGCGGTGCTGGAACGTCTTGCAGGCAAGGATTTAACGGAGAGGTACAACATGACCTTTGCCCAAGTGTTCGACGCTTGGAAAGTGGAGCATTACAAAAAAATAGGGCCAATCGGTATAGAGGGCTATGACGGCGCATTTAAAATTTTTGCGCCGCTGCACGACCGGAAGTTCCGGGAATTAAAAACGGCAGATTTCCAAGGCGTGCTGGATGCCCATATGCATAAATCCCATAGCACTGTGTCCAAGTATAAGCAGCTCATAACGCAGATGTCCACATGGGCCATGCGCGAGGAGATCATCACAACAAATTTTGCAAAATTCGTCCAGCTCCCCGAAAACACAAAAAAAGAAAAAGAAACATTTACCGATGCTGAAATAAGCAAGCTGGAGGCGGACGGCAGCGACACCGCAAAAATTATCCTCATGCTGATTTACACAGGCATGCGCATAGGGGAGTTGTTTTACCTCCCGACTAAAGACTATCACAAAGATTATGTGATCGGAGGCGAAAAGACGGAAGCCGGGCGAAACAGGATCATCCCCATCCGCCCCGAAGGGCTCCCATACTTTGCCTATTTTGCAAATAAGGCCACCGGCCCGCTGCTCATATCCGGCTATGCTGGTGAAAAAATCCCAGCAAACTTCCGCCGTCGGGATTATTACCCACTTTTGGAAAAATTAAAAATCCAGCGCAAAACGCCGCACTCCACCCGGCACACCTATGCGAGCTGGGCGAGAAAAGCGGGGATTGCTCCGGAGACGCTACAGAGGATCCTCGGCCACGCCAACTACTCCACTACCGCAAATATATATGTCCATACGTCAGCGGAGGAATTGGTGCAGGCCGTTAAAAAGGCGAAAATTTGTTAGTAGTTTGTTAGTTACCGACGGGAGCCAAGGCAGGCCTGTGCAAAATTACTCGGCGAAAAGTTGCAAAATCGCAACAAATGCTGTTGTTTTTATTAACTTTTGTGCTTATATATTCAGAACGGGTATATTTGACGTGCATGGGGTCACAGGTTCAAGTCCTGTACCGCGCACCATCGTCAAAAGCCCCGGAATCTTATGGGTTCCGGGGCTTTTCGTCATTTTGCCGAAGTACGCTTTTCTCGGTTTTGGTCAAATGCCTCTAAAAGTTGCAAAAATAGCATTCTCCCCGGGCCCGACAAAAGCAGTATAGATGCAAAGCGCCCTATACATTATATATATTAATGGATTTTGTGGAAAAAAGATGGGTCGGAGGCATAAAAATTTTTGGTCATACCATTGATTTATGTAAAAAATCCGT